TGCGTGGAACTAGACAACCTACTATCACAGATGTGACAAGTACCGAAGTGTTTGGTATTAACGCATTAGGATTAATGAGATTTGGAGCTTAATTGACAGCACAAGAAGTAAAATTTAGTAACTTTTACGAGAGTACTTTAAATGGTATTCTTGCATCAGGAGCAACATCTATGACACTTACAGCAGCACCTACATCAGAAGGTACATCAAATATTGCTGCACCATATTATTTAGTTATAGACCCTGACAATGCTTCTAACAGAGAAGTAGTTTTGGTAACAGCAGCATCAGGTACAACAGTATCTGTGATGACTAGAGATGTAGAAGGTAGACATACAACTGACCCTACTCATGTAGATGGAACTGTAGTTCGTATGGCAGTCATAAAAGAAATGTTTGAAGATGTACACGATAGAGTTGATGACTTACCTACAGCTAGTTCAACTACAAGTTTTACAAACAAAACAATTTCTGATAGTACTAATACTATAGATGCTGCAGTCATAGCAGATAAAAGTGTTAGTAACACAGAGTTTCAGTTTTTAAATAATGCAAGTTCTAATATACAATCACAGATTGATGGTATTACTGCAGGTACAGCATCACAAACAATAAGTATTACACTAAAAGTTGCAGATGATGGTTCAGGTAGCCAAAATGTATTTTACTTTTTATCAGGTTCAGATAGTGGTGCAGGTACTAGAGAAATTGCAGTAGATTTAAAAGTAGGTTTTAAGTATAAATTTGACCAAGCAGATAGCTCTAACACAGGACACCCTTTTAGATTTTCTCTTACAAAAGATGGTACTCATAATTCAGGTTCTGAATTTACTACTAATGTAACTACTAATGGAACTCCTGGTAGTGCAGGTGCATATACTCAAATAGAGATTACTCCAGAAACAGTTGGAAGAAATGATGATAATACACCTAAATTATATTACTATTGTACAGCACATTCAGGTATGGGTGGAGAAGGTCAATTAACATTGACTACTAATAATTTACAAAATTATGTAGAAAAAGATGTCATGCTTTCTTCATCATCAGGAGTTGTTGCAATAGATTTAGCTAATGGTAATACAGGTTCATTAACGCTTACCGAGAATGTTACTGATATAGACTTTACAAATGTACCAACAAATGGTGTATCTTCTTTTACAGTCAAAGTAACACAAGACGCTTCATCAGCATACACAGTTGCAATTAATGCTATTACTGTAAATGGTGGTTCAGATGTAACTGCAAAGACAGCAGGTGCAAGTGGTTTTACAATGACAGCTACATTAAGTGCAGAAGATTTATTATTCTTTTTATTCTTTGACGCAGGTACTCCATACCTTACAGCACAACAGGAGATGAGTTAATGTCAATGTTATTAATGCTTAAAGAAGGTGGAAGTTTAGGCATTGATACTATTGGTAATAAACCTATTGACGAAGATATAAACATAACAGATGTACTTAAATTTATATTAGCTAGCGGTAGTGCAGACAATATTACAGTAGCTAACAACACTTTAAGTTTTACAGAATATGATGGTACAACAGATAATATTTCTACAATGGGGGGAATATTGAGTTTTACCAAGTATGATGGTACAGTAGATAATATAAATTTAATTAATTAAGGAAAAGCATGGCAGAATTTAGACCAGTACACGCAACAAATACAGGTGGAGATACAGATGGATTAGCAGAGTATTCTAATACAGATGGCTTACTTCTTCCTAACTACAATGAAAAAGTACAAGCAGTAACAAGCTCATCAGGAGTACTAGCTATAGATGTACTATCAGGAAATGTTGCGACTATTACCCTTACAGAAAGTATTACAGACATAGACTTTACAAATGTACCTGCCGCAGGTAGTTGTGCAATAACATTAATCATTACACAAGATAGTTCATCATCATTTACTGTAGCTATAAATGCTATAACAGTTAATGGTGGAGAAGATTTAACAGCTAAGACTGCAGCAGCAGCAGGATATACAATGACAGCAACAGTAGATAAAACAGATGTAGTATCTTTGTTATTTGTTAATGCAGGAACACCACTACTAAACGCAGTACAGGAGTTTTAAATGCCTTTAGCTTCAGCTAGATTTGGTTTCGCAGGTTCAGCTTTAAGAGAATTTGATGTAGAATATTTAGTTATTGCAGGTGGTGCTGGTGGTGGCTCCAACTATGGTCCAGACCAGAGTGGTGGAGGTGGAGGTGGTGCTGGTGGTTATAGAAACTCCTATGCAAGTGAAACTTCTGGAGCAAATTCATCAACAGAAACACCTTCTACATTAATTATAGGAGAATCATATACAGTTGAAATCGGAGCTGGTGGTAGTAATGATACCAATGGTTCAGATTCTATTTTTTCTACAATAACATCTGATGGTGGAGGAACAGCTCAAACTGATGGTGGTTCTGGTGGTGGAGGTCGTGGAGCAAATGGAACAGTTCAGGGTTCAGGAACTGCTAATCAGGGAATGGATGGTGGTCGAGGTGGCTACTATGCAGGAGCTGGTGGTGGAGGTGGAGGTGGTGCATCTGCAACAGGGTCAGTTGGTAGTAATGCTCCAAATGGTCCAGGAGGAAATGGTGGTGCAGGTCTAACATCTTCAATCACAGGTTCAGCAGTTGGTAGAGCTGGAGGAGGCGGTGGAGGTTTTGGATATAATGGTTCATCAAATGGTACTGCTACTGATGGTGGTGGTGGTGGTGGAGGAACAGGGACTGCTAACAAAGGTGGTGGAGGCGGTGGAGGTCCTAGAACCTCTGGAGCATCTTGTTGTTCAACAGGTGGAGGCAGAGCAGGTGGTTCCGGTGTGATTATTGTTCGTTATCCAGATACTTTTACTATTACAGATGATTTATTAAGTTTAACAATGTCAACTGCTACAGATGGTTCAGATAAAGTTACAACTATTACAGCAGGAACAGGAACAGTGAGTTTCGCATAATGGCACATTACGCATTTTTAGATGAAAATAATATTGTTACTAGCGTTATTGTTGGTAAAGATGAAGGTACTGATGGTATAGATTGGGAACAAAAGTATGAAGAAATTAAAGGTCAAACTTGTAAAAGGACTTCTTACAATACAAGAGAAGGTCATCATCACGATGGAGGAACTCCTTTTAGAGGTAACTTTGCAGGTATAGGATATACCTATGATGAAGATAGTGACATATTTCTTCCACCTCAACCTTATCCAAGTTGGGTATTATATGCTGATAGTCCTTGGGTTTGGAAAGCTCCTATAGCAGAACCTGATGATGGTAATGGTTATACTTGGAATGAAGAAACAACAAGTTGGGATTTAATTACACCATAAACATTTTGTGATATACTCCAGTAATGGATTTTATAATTGGATTTTTACTAGGGTATTTTTTAAAAGAAATTAGTTCTTATCTTAAAAGACTAAGTAAGTGGGACTATGATAATTCCTATGATAAAGAATGGGACTGGATGTCGCATGAGGATTTACCATAAATGACAAACAGCAATGGCTATACCCAAAAGGAACTTCTCAATATGGTTATTGAACGACTAGATAAAATAGAAGATAAGCTAGATGCAAAGTTAGATAAATCAGAGTTTTATAAAGTATTAATGCTCATTGTAGCAATAGGTGGAGTTGTTGTTGCTGCTTTAATGTAATGCGTAGACTCTGTCTTGCATTCTTTTTATTAATACCTACGCCTGCACTTGCAGACCATGTACCTACACAAACACCATACGATATATCTATAGCTTGTGATGCTGATGGTGACACAACTAAAGGTGACATTACTGTTACATGGCAAGAGAGTGATGGCTTTGAAGATAGTCCACCTGAACGATACGCAATAGCATTTAGTAATGATAATTTTGTAGAAAGTAATTATGCAGTTGCAAGTACTCCTGGTTGGGAAACTGCTTTGTCTTACAAGAGCTATGTGTTTACTGCTAGTTATAGAGAGAATGTATTCGGTACAACATCAGATACATTCTATGCAAAAGTAAGAGCAGACAATGACACAGATGCTAGTTATTCTGAATGGACAGGTATCGTTAGTATTGATTGTGACTATGGTTCTACTCCTACTACAACTACTACTGTTCCACCTGCTGTACCTGATGACGCAACTAATGTGTCAGTAAACTATCAAGGTAAAGATGTTTATTTTGCTTGGGAATATACAGATGGAAATACTTTAGTAAACGAATTTCATATTAACTACAGCTATGATAATTCTATTTGGGATAGGGTAATCATTACAGATACTACTGCTAGAACATACACATTAGATTACACAAACATACAAACAGGAACTTTTTACTGGACATTTAGTGTCTGTGGTGACATAGAAAATGGTGAAAGTTGTACAGATAGTGATAGTAATAACTTTGAAACTACACAGTATGTTGCACCAACTACAACTGTTTATGTTTCACCACCTCCACCACCTCCACCACCACCTACACCTGAAGAAATTATTGTTGATGTAAAAGTAGAAGGTGTTGATAAGACTTATACACAAGCAGATGTTAATGATGGCACTATAGAGCGTGACCAGGAGCGTATAGATAATGAGAATAAGTTTGGTTGCTTTATGACTAACGCACAGATAGAGCGTGGTGATTGTAATATACCTGAACCTATTGAAGAAGATATTAAAGATGATATTATAAAAGAGGAGGTAGTCGTTGAAGAAATTAAAGAAGATGTGGATGTCATCATTCCTGAGGATGATGTTGTTGTACTCGACCCACCTAAAGAGGAAGTATTTGAAGATGAAGTGGTGGAGTTTGAAGAACCGCCTATTGAGTTCGAGATTATTGAATTCGATTTGGAAGATATTGTCCCCGAAATCGTGGTGGAGATACCAGTACAAGATGAAATAGAGGAGGAGATAAAAGATGAAGAAATTAAAGAGGATGTACAGGAAGTTCTGGATGAGCCGATACAGGAAGTTGTTAATGAAGATACGCCAGGAACAACACTACCGAGAGTGGAAGATAAAGAACCCTTAGAGCTTACTGAGGAAGAAGTTGCTGTTGAAGTAGCTCAAATAGAAGAAGTTATTGATATAGAAATAGAGATAGCTACCGAAGAAGAGATAGATAATTTTACAGAAGAGGAGTTAGTTGAATATGAAGAAGCTAAAGAAGAAGCAATACAAGAGTATGTACAAGACCTTACCGAAGAAGAAGTTGTTGAAGTCTTAGAAGAGGTCAATGACATTGGTGTACAAAACTTAGACCAAGCTACTGAAGAAGTACAAGAGATAGTTCAAGCTGTTGTTGAGGAAGCTATTGCAGATGTTGAAGAGCTTACTGAAGAACAGGTAGAAGTTGTAGCTGAAGTATTCCAAGTAGAAGCAGAAGATGTATCTATTATTGCAGAGTCTGTTAAAGATGACGAGGTCATAGCAGAAGCTGTAGAAGAATATGTAGAGAGAGCTGTAGATAACTCAGATGTAGAGAACTACACACTTGCTGATGTTGTAACAGAAGTAAACTACGAATCTTTTTTAGAGAACCCTATAGAAACATTTATTGATTTAGATTTTGAAGATGTCACACTATCAAACATAGGTGATGACATGACACAAGACCAAAGAGAAAAAGCACAAGAAGTTGTAGTGCCAGTTATTCTGACTAGAATAGCTAGTATGGCAGCTTTCGTATTTAGGAGAAATTTATGATTAAGAAGTTATGGTCATGGTTAGTATCAGCAATTAAAGAAACATTAAACCTTAGTTGGACTTTGGTAGGTTTAGTTATTGCAACACTAACATTGACTGGTTCTGCTCAGCAAGTGACAGGATTAGCTACAGTTATTACTCTAGGTATATGGTTGCTGACCATTAGTTTTAGAAAGGAATAATAATGAAACTACAAGTTGTAAGAACACAGTTCGGCAAAGATGCTACGAATGGAATGTTGTTTATAGATGGTATCTTTGAATGTTATACACTAGAAGACCAGTATCAAGCAGTTAAAGTTATGCACGAAACCTGCATACCAGAGGGCAAATACAATATAGAGTTTAGAAAGACAGGTGGATTTCACGCAAAGTATTCAGAGAGATATAAGAATGCACATTATGGTATGTTGCATATACAAGATGTACCTAACTTTACCTATATACTTATACACACAGGAAATACTGATGAACATACATCAGGCTGTTTAATTGTAGGTGAAACACAACAAGACCTAGAGATATCTAAGGACGGGTTTGTCGGCTCAAGTTCAGTAGCGTACAAAAAAATGTATGCAAAAGTTGCAAGTCAATTACTACAAGGAAAAAAAGTTACTATAGAATATACAACAATAAACAAATTGCTTGAACAAAAACCTGAGGAAGATAACAAAGCTAAAGACCATATGATACTAGCTGATAGTGTGTATGAAAAGCTCCAAGAAATAAATGGTAACGTTATTAAAACAAATGCAATGTTAGAAGGTAGAATAATAACATAATGTTTGAGAAGTTAAAAAGGTCACGAAATTCTGACGGGACGTTTAAAAAAAACGTGTGGTGGACTCCTTGGAATGATACATGGGAGTATACAATGAGCAAAGAATATAAAGATGTTCTTAGTAAAACTGTATGGACTTTTGTTGAAGCATTCATTTCAGCTCTTACAGTCGCACCTTTAGTTGGTGTTGACGCAGATGCTGTACAACTTGCTGCCTTATCAGGCGGTGCTGCTGCTTTAGTAGTAGTAAAAGAGTTTGCTAAAAAACAAATTGGTCCAAAGCCAGTTAAACCAAGTAAGTAATTCAAATAGCAAAGCCGAGGGTGTTATCCTTTCTACCTCGGCTTCTGCTTTTTTTTAATTAAAAGGGAGCTACGTCCTCTTCCAAATCGTCTAGGTCTTTTGCTTTAGGCATCTCTGGCATATACCATTCTTCTGGTGCTTTCTTATCGTTAGCAAATGAATCAATGTAATATATTCTAGGGTTACCGTTGTCGCAATCTTTGTTCTTACATTTCCAATCTGGATATGTAGGCTTTATTTTACCACTAGCTTTGTCGTGTCTGTTATCCCATAGTTCACTATCGCAACTTAGACACTTAGGTGTCATAGTTCCTTCAGTAATAATGACCATTGTTTCTACTTTAGGAGACGGAGCAGAGGCAGGAGTGCTGACCACCTCTGCTTTTTTAGTCTCCCGATTAGTGGTTGGCTTTGCTTCTACTTCTTCTGCATAATGATGTTCTTCAGAGACACCACCTGTCCATAATTCAAGTCCGATACCCAGTCTCATGCAACATCTTTTAATGCCGTCTGATACAGCTAGCTTTAATATTTCACTCTCTGTAATGTTTCTATTGACTGCGTTCATATCAACATCACCAACTTCTTCTATAGTTTGGTCTGTTGATTTAATGTACAGTTTGCACTTTGCACCTATGATACTATTGTCAGCACCCCTAACTACCTCGTATGTGTAGTCATACCCACCAGGAATTACATCCACTAATCTCTGTGTGTATATGTGATGAGGAACATAGTCTCCATACTTACCTTTGGGGGCTTTCATTACAACTTCTTTTGGGAAGTTCTTAATTAATTTTTTTTGTGTTTCTTTATCCACGAACACTCCTTTCTAATCGTTTGTATATTTTATACTTGTTCTGAATTTAATGGTATATCTGTCAATTTAAACTGTTCTTTACGAAAGAGCTTGCATAAACTGTTAAGACAAACTAACTCAGCTCTCTTAACAAACAATGCTTTTCCGCAATACATACAAATATGTGACATAATCTACTCCTCTAGTTGTACTAGATACTCTGCAGTAACTCCTTTATCAGGTTTCACAAACAACGTAAACTGGCATGGTCTACCCATACTTGCTAACTGTTCTTGTGCATAACTGTTATAACTCTCAGTAGAACCATTAACCCATAGACGAACATCATTAATATATAGTGATGTTGGTGTGTGGTAATGTCCTGCTACTGCGTGTGTAAAGTCTTCCATCAATCCATTTGCTGCAAGAGCTTTCCAACCTAGTATTTTTTTATTGTATCCATAGAAGGGAACACCCATTGAACCACGTATGTTATCTCCATGAAAACAAAAGAACTTAGCCTTTTCGCCTAAGTCAGCTACTGTGTACCAATGATTGTCAACGCCTTCAGGGATATGAAACTTAATGCGTTTCTCTCCCGCGAACATAGTGTCTAGTATTTTGCCTAACATTCTATCAGCGTTTGTCTCAGGGTTGTAATCTCTGCGTGAACGACCACCCAAAGCCCCATGATTACCTATAACCCAGTATACTTCTACTTCTTTGAAGTTTTCCAATAAGATAGAAAAGAAAGTGTGCATGATTCTAGGACCATCTACAGTTACTTGTCTATATAAAGAACTGTCAATTAAATGTGACTGTCCTGGAAATATAAGCTCTCCTTCAACTATGTCTCCTAAAGCAAGCACCACACATTTATCTACAGTATGCGTAGCTCTTTGTATTTTTGTGAGCTTGACTATCTTTTCTGCATATCGTTTAACCCTTTCCTCAGCTACATTAGTGTCGTAGTCTGGGGTTCTCTTTGCGAGTTGGATATCTGATATCAATGGGACGCAGATTTCTTCCTCTTTTTTCTGGGTTTTTTTGCTAGTCGGTTTGTGTATATCGGGGAACTGTAAAGTTCTCATACCATCTCTAGCACCTTGATATACTGCCTCAACCATATCAGCTCTTTTGTCTTTGAGTTTATCTATTTGCTTTAATAACCTAGTGTTAGTATCTTTAAGGTCTGCAATTTTATCACTCTCTGCCTCAGCTAAAAGGTCTAGCAGTTCTTTATTGTTGGTCGGTTTGGGTTTTTTGTTCATAGCGTTTCTCCATGTTTGCTAACCAAAGACGAACACGTGAACGTGACACTTCAAAGTTAAACTCTCTTTCAAGTATTTCACATATAACCCTAGCGTTAGCTTTAACGCCTTGATTTTCTACCCTGTCCGATAATGTTTCAATGAATGGCTCGGCGTTTCTAGGTAGTCTTTCGTACCATTTAACACCACCACTCTTTGTTTTTGCAGTTGCCTCATCTAATAAAAGTTGGACATCTACCTTTCCTGTATTTTCTATATTGTTACTCATAGGTAAATCATAACATGATTGTGATTTAGTTGCAACTATATATGATTACGCATATGCGTAGTAGCAAATAAAAAAAAGGTGGCTAAACCGAAGTCTAACCACCTAATTTTATTAGTACGGCAATAGGTAAGAGAGATTACCTAGTGCTTAAGGGATAGCTTTTTAGCTACCTTTAGTATCGTGTCCCTATTTTCTATAGGAATAATATTATTCTTACGCATGAACACAGAAATTTCCTTACGTTTCTGTCCGTCAAGGTAATCATTTCGTCCTGTATCGGCAATAACACCAATGACTTGTTGGTCTGATACCCATATTCTAGGCTCTGGTTGTGTTGCTAACCACCTCAACCCATCTAAGTCAACAGAGTTAGCACCCCATTCGCCAAGTTTATCTAAAGCATGGTTACTCATTCTACCGTCTTTTGCAATGACACGTATCTCTCCGTCATAGTCATCTATTTTTCTGTTGTAACCAACATAACCAGCAATATTAGAAGCTGGTAAGAGTTCAACTATTTCTTTAATGTCATCTTTATATAACCCCATAGAGCCAGAGCAATCAATCATCATAGAGCCACCTGCAACAGTTGTTCTTCTACTGAATACCTTTCTATCGGTAGCCATTCTGTGCATACTTCTAGGAACGACACCTCTATCGGAACTAGATTTCTTTAGTTCTCTAATAGCTTTGTCTACTGATTCATCTGGTTTGAATGGTATTAATCTAGCTTTACCATGTACACCAGAGGCTACTTCTCGTTCGTAATCTACAAGATGTTGGTGCTTTCTATCAGCATCTTCCATAACTTCTAGGGCTAATTCCTTACCCAATCCTTTAGGTAAAGTAAGAGCATACTCTTGTTCTGGCTGAGGCGTATCATCTTCATAACGTTTACTTGGTAAACAGTTTGGAACGTTACGTCTATTACCTTCTTTACCTTCAAGTATTCTACGAATCTTATTGACTCTGTATCTTACTTGAGTTTCAGATAATTTATCATACACCCAACCATGCTTGTACTCTTTATCATCTTCGTTCCAGTATTTTTTCCATGCACTAGTTTCAATTTCCATTCTTCGTGCATAATACTGAGCCTCTCTTACAATAGCTATTGCTGAGTAGTAGGCTTGGAATATAATACTAGAGTCTTGCTCAATAATATGTTCGGGCATTCTAAAATCCACTTTAGTTCTAACTACATTTAGAATTGTAGATTCCATTCTGGTAGCTTGAATACCACCGTCTTGAACACACGCATACTTTTTTACAAAGTCCCTAATGAATTTATGTACGTCATTGGTTTCATAAAGTTCATTTATTAACCTTACTACATACATATAGACATCTTCTTCTGAGCCTATGGGAATAGTAGATGATTCATACAAGTCTATAAGTAGCTTATCTTCTTTAGTGTATGTACCACTCTCTATTCTTTCATGAGTCTTTTTTATAGTTTCGTGAGCTATACTACGTCCACGCCAATTTGGTTGTCCATACATCTTTTTAAGCAAGTCATTTTTTCTAACTTCAGCTACTTTATAAGAGAAAAGCAACTGTGCTGAATAGTTCAACACAGTTTTATTTTTGAAGTTCATATTATAAAACAACTTCATTCTCCATAGACAAGCTCTCAATAGTACCTGTTTATTTATCTCATCTTTAGTGATAACATAATCTGGTACATTAATATCATGTCTGCCTTTTTGTATGTGTGGTGAAGATGTATACTTCACTTTAAAGTTTCTTACCTTATCGCCTATCAAAGCTAAGTTTGGTAGCATAAAAGGTAAGTTAGTTGGTGTATCTGTATAGCTTATACTGAATAAACTATTCATTAGAAATTCCAAATGCCTCGTTGATAGCATAGGAATCTTCTTTGAAGATAACTCTTACAGCGTCAACTTCATCAATTCCGTTATCTAGTAGCTGTTGTAGTGCTATCCATTTACGCATTGAGAATCCAGATGACTCAGTTTGGTCCAAGTAAACAGACGCTAGTTTCTTTGGTAAAGAACGTAACGCCTCTGGGTGTACTTCTCTAATATGAAACTGCACAGGGAATCTATCAGCTAATGCTTCAGGCAAATCCTCAGGCTCTCCATTCATAGTAGCTACTACTTGGAAGTTCTCAGCAGGTCTTACTACTTCTTTATCCTTGTTAGGAAGTGTGAACTTCGCAAATTTTGGGTCATCTAATAGAGCGTGTAAGAATGTCATCACATCTATACCAGCTTTGTCTATCTCATTGATAACCAATCTACCACCAGTTTTCCAAGCCATTACGCCAATTCCGTCAATCCATTCAAATCCACCATCTTCGGTAGCTATGTAGTGTCCCATAAGTTCACTAGCCGTACTGTCTGCTGACAATGTAATTGCATAAGACTCTTGGTTTTCTTTCAATCCAAGACTATTTGCTTGATAGGTTTTACCAGTTCCAGGTATACCATAAAGTAATATTCTTGGTGTTATTGGTAGGACTTGTTTAAGTAAATCCCACTCACTCTTTCTCGTCATTATTTTCTCCTTCTCTCTTTAAGAGATTCTCTATTTCTTTTATAAAGGTATTTGTCAACCCGTCTTTGTCAACAACTTCCCATAAGTTCAACCACTCTTTACGAGTGACACTATCGTCTATCCACCTAATATCTGGAATATTAGGAAGTATTTTCATAGCTTCCATAGGTACATCAACTGCTACTGTGGTGTATTCCTTATCTAAAGGCATACCATCTCTGCGTTTAACAATCACTTCAAACATAAGTCTGACGTGAGTATCAGTCACTACACCAGCCTTGTGATAATGGGGCATAGCCATCATTAACATACAAGGGAATCTATCGTCAACTACAATATCCAAATCGCTATCCATAGTTTCATCTAAGAAACTTGGTACAATCTGTCTGTTGTAATCGTTGTCTATTGCTAGACCATTGAGATACTTTAAGATGTCAACAGTAATAGCACAGTTCTTTAGTCTTTCGCTAAACTCTGCAATATCTTTTGCATCTCCTTCGATACCACTAGGCATTATCATTCTCCTCTCCTACACAACATTGACAAAACTCTACGTCATTAGAGTTAATCGTATCTTGTGTGTCATCTTCTTTCTTTACTAAATCATCTACACAATTACCACAAAGGGCATAGCTTAGATGAATCCATAAACTCTTAGGTTGGTTTGCTAAGTCAACCACTTCTATCGGCACATTACAGAAGTCACATATCCACAAGTCGTCTGGAATATTTGTGTCTGTTAATGTGTCAAACACAAAGTCATCTTGTCCATATTTCTCGTAGTATGCAGTTCTCTCTGCTCTGTCGTTCGCCCTATGTCTTATAGGGTTTGATATTATAATGTTCTCAGGCATTATTCTCCTTTCCGAAAGGAGATACAGTATACATTCTTGGGGCATGAGCAGTAAGTTTGAACTCGTCTTTGTTATCTACTAGAGCTACAATCTTATCTACTTCCCCTACTGCGTATTCTTTTGATACGTCACTATCAAAGTAGAAATCAACAGTCAATATATTCTCATCTCGTTTCATATTCTTATCTATGTACTCATATATTTCAGGCATGACATTCCTTTCTATGACTTTCCTTTAACCAGTAGTCAACATCAAGTGTGATGTCGGGGTGGCTAAGTATGTCATTAATATCTACTGTGGCTTTGTTTACTTCTTTTCCACAGTCCTTACACTTCATTGTTTATCCTTAACTACTACTTCTTTAGCAGTAGTTTTACCTATCATTACAGCGTCTATATGTATCTTTGCCTCGTCATAGGTATAACCTTTGTCTAGGCAGTACCATAACTGCTGTATAATTTCTTCAAGAGTCATTTTTCCTCACTCTCTAATAAGTTAATTGCAACTTCTAACTGTTCTTTATTTCTTTTTAATTGTTTAAGAACATTGGAACGTTGCATAGATTTATCATTGCCTAATTTTTTAGGTTGATAAGAAAGATAGCCTCTACCAAAAGCTATTCTGTCAGTATCAAATTCGACATTGATAGATATATCTTTATCGAACTCTTTAATAAATACCATTATTCCTCTTCCCAACTAATAACTTCATTACAATCATTACACTCAACACTTGCGTTTCCATTAATACCGTTTGCATAGGTAACAACTTCTACATCATGCCCTATGTGTTCTTTTATTTTCGCCATTATTCTTCCTCACTTTCTTTATTCTCAACTACTTCTTTGAGAAATTTCTCAACTGATTCTGTAATATTGTCGCCCACTTTTTCTACATTAAATCCAGTAACGACATTTGGATTACCAATAGTAATTATGTCTGGTTGCATTTTCATTAGGTTAGAAAGAAACGACTTTTGAAATTCTTCGCTTCGTAACATACCCAACAGATTATCCAACGCATCATCACGTGTTAATCTACCTTCGTCTATTAACTCTGTTGCAAACTCGCCAAGTTTTTCCAAACCACTTGCTATTAGTTGATTGTAGATACTATCCCACACTTCAACCATTGCAACCAATGGACTAGAGGCACTTAGGTATGCTCGTTTCTGGTGTACTGTTTCATCTTCGCCGTCCATGTTTACAACAGCTACACCATAATGAGCCACCCCATTAAACACTTTGAAGTTATCTAAATGGTCAAACCCAAGTTTTTCCTCAATTTGTTTAGCTTGCTTCTTAAATTGTTCTTCGTCATCTATTAATTCAGGCATATAGCCCTCCTCTCTTTACGTTTATTCTTTTAACTACTTGATATCCACATAACCAACAAATCATTCTGTAATACACAGAGGATTTGACGTTAGATTCTATCATTAGTCTGCTTAGATTTGCATTGCGACACATATCACACAACATATCTCTCTCTTTCTTTAGCCGTATTGCTACCTCATAAATAGCTAGATACCTACACGCATTGGATTAACAATCTATTTTATGGAGAACACCAAGTTTGGTGTAAGTATCTAGCTATCTACAAAAGAATTGTGTGAACGGAACTCTTGCAGATAGCTTGTAACACGCAGATTAACTAAAACGAAAGAACAATATGTTCTTACTCTACGTGTTAGCTCGTTTACAAGCGTGGATTTTCAACCACAAGCTGTTTTTACTTGTATTCTTCTATCTTTTTCAGATAGCTTGTAACACACAACTATCCAACCATTTGCTTTCATTCCATTTGTGGAATTTTGCTATGTGCTACAAGCTATACCCAGAGGTAAAAGAAGGTAGTTATGACTCTACCAAAATCCTCTGGGATAGCTCTTGTACTCGTAGGCAAATAAGGGTGTGAGAATGAATGACTCACAAAATCCTACGAGTATAGTTACCATAGAGTACGCAACCCCGTACAAACAAAGGGCAATTTTATTTATTTCTAAGCTACGTACTCTAACTAACTACTAATCTTTACGGCAACTCTCACATAATCTTTTAGCACCATATCCTAATGGTAAGACTATGTAACAAGAGCTACACAGTTTGTTAGTTTCTTTACCTCTATCAAGGGATATCTTGTCCCATGAATTAGGTTTCCAACTAGCGTCCTTAACCCCAAGTGAATCGTTTACTGGAACGATACCCTCTCTCGTTAAACGAGCTAGTCGTTTCATCTTATCTTCTAATTCTTTATCAAGAGTACGACATTCATAACATCTCTCATACTCTATGTCTGTATCTAATCCGAACTTACTATCACAAGAGATACATACCCTATCTATATATTTAACAGGGGCTTCTTGTATAAACTCAGACTGTGTATTGATTACAGGAAGTCTTGTATCTTCATATATAATCTCACCAGTATCTTCATCTACACCTACTATTGCTCTCTTAGTACTAGGTACAGTCGGCTTTCTATAACTCTTACTCATAATATTCCTTTTCTTTTATTTATATTTACTGTCGACTTCGGCGACAAAATCAAGTTAGCAGTCGACAAAATCCTCGCAACCTTCCACTATATAGAGGCAAGACTTGACAACTACTTAGCATTATGTACTCTCGTAATCTATATACATATGCTATGTAAGAAATTTTTTTTAAACTTTTCCTACTTTAATTATTACTACGCATATAAGCCCTGAATATATAAGCGTAGTCTGTGGTTCTCTACATTATAGGGGGGCGTAGCGTGGCGTGGCGTGGCGTTGCGTACGGATATGCGTTCGTAGTCTAGGGTTATCTACATTATAAGGGGGGTGGGTAGACTGTGGTTGTTTGCATATCCCCCCCCTATCGTGTCAACAAAAAAAAATCCTAAGGGGGAACGAGTCCCCCCTAGAATAAATTCAGCCCTAAGAATGTACATTCATAGAGTCGAAGTCATGCAACATGGAATATTCACAAATGTAAGTATCAACACTTAAGATGAACCATACATATTCTTCGAATGAACCACAGTCGCAAGTAACTGAGTTATCTTCCAAAATTTCGGGCATGATTACCACTCTTTCATTTGGGCGTCTAACTTAGCTAGAGTCGAAACACCATCGACTTTTGCTATCTTATCAGTTCCTAATGCAGTAATTAGAGCTTTTGAGAGCGTCCCATCTGCATTGAGCTTATAAGTGCCTTTCTTAAGAGCTTGTGGGTTATTTAAAACCAACTCTTGGAATTGCATATATGCCTTATAATTAGTCAATGGCTCTTTATGTAGTGGCTTAGATGTGAAGTCATCAACTATCTTACAGATATAAAAAGATGCTTTCTCTTTACCATCTACCTTACGAGCATTCTTACCAGTAACTATCTTAAAAGCAGTATAGTCAGATTCACCAACTCCCATTACATCATAATGTTTGTTAACTGCCTTATAGTTAGTTTTCTTTGATTTAGCCATAATTATTTTTCCTTTCTTTATAACTAATTTTCAACACCTGCTTAGAGCGTATTTGTCAAGTGAGTTTGTATCCCCTCTCGGCGTAAGCCGATATATTTGCTACAAAGGAAATTTACTAATATGCTAGAAAGCTAGCGTGAAATTGAACATAGCAACGCTCTAGTCGGCAAGGTTGCCGATAGTCCAACTTGTTGGATAAGTGGACAAATCAAAGAGCTTGAGCGTATGATACTTGCTATCGCAAGACTAAAAGGAATGTTCAATGTACTGTGTATGGTATTGCTTTAAAGCCCCCCATATAACCTACAATAATCTACAAATCCTAACAAAGACTCTAAGAGCCAGACATAATAAATAATAACCTACGACTGTCCTGCACCGTGTATGTGCGGATATGCGTACGGTGTCAATGCAGGGTGGGGGTGGTATATATACGTAAGGTTCTCGGAATATTTTGGTAATTCTTAAGTATAAAAAAGGGGGAAGCTAGTAATTGTTTAAGTAATAAATCACTTGCGTGATTAGTGTTACAGGTTACATTACAGGCTTACCAAACAAGGATACACCAGCTTCCCTAGTGTAGTATTTTAACAGCTTTCAGCTATAAAAGAAAGAAATAAATGCTTTATTTTATAGCAGAATTGCGTGAGTGTTTGTAGTGTCTCAACGGAATATAGCGGACATATAGGGAAACCTATTGAAAAATTTTGAATTTTTTTCTTTTTAAGGTCCTTGGGTACATCTTTTGTGGTAATCCCAGTCCATACTTGACAAGAGTATGCAAGATGCTTTTTGCCGTCCGATAGCTCTTACCTGTAACCTTATAGTCAAAAAAAACTATTTGTTATATCTACCATAACACTATAATAAATTTATACAAGTTACAATTTATACAGGAGAAAAATGTTTACATTTAACACACAAGACAGTATTGGAAAGTTGGGCGAAACTTTAGTTAGACAGTACTACGAATCACAAACTACAAATGAAGGTAAAGCTATATTTATATGCAGACCAGCTAAGTATGAAGAACAGTTGAAGGGTGCAGACTTATTCATCATAAACAATGAGCTAGGTTACAAGTATATTGAAGTAAAGACAGATACACAATCTTACCAAACAGGCAACGTAGCTATTGAGATACAGATTGTACATGAAGATGGACGAAAAACTATAGGGTGTCAGTTAAAGACGTTTGCAGATTATATGTTTTACTGGCAACACCCAACTAATGTAGTTTATTACTGGAAACCTGAAGAACTCATACCCTTTATTGTAAGCTGGGTAGAAGAAGGTAACCACAGAATAGTAGAAGCCCAAAACAAAAAATTTTTTTCACGAAATCTACTTATACCTATAAACGACTTATTAGGTACAGGTGTAGTAAAAGAAATCAAAATGCAAGATAGTATGGTACAAAGTGTCTTACAGACCGCTTCCTAGTTACCTAACTATACAGCCAAGCAAGATAGACGGACTAGGTTTATTTTGTTTAGACGACTTAGCGAAGAACGAAACGTTGGGGGTTACCCATGTTACAGACGCGGAGTCAAAGCAGTTGTTTAGAACACCACTAGGTGGTTTTATAAATCATAGTGAGAAACCTAATTGTGAGTTAGTTACTATAGGAAGATTTAAATATTTAAAAACTCTTTATGAGATACCAATGGGTACAGAGTTAACGTTAAAGTATACTATGTATAAACCTACTTAGTCATAGGGCGTATATTACCCCACTTATCAAGTCTTACGATAGTTTTTCTTTTGTTATCTGATTCACAAGGTAAACCATCAATGTGATGTCTGTATTGTTGTGAACATACTAAACAAGGTTGGTGTCTGTTATATTTAAAATCTACGCGAGCCATAAGTTGTTCTAAGTTAAGAGCAACCTGCCTGGCTTTTTTTTCAATCTTTTTATCCTGCATGAGTTCTGTTATGATATCATAATGATACAAATATGCAATTCTTGTAATATGCCGTTAAAGTTTTTTAGGAAATTTAAGGCTTGCAAGAATTTAGCGTGTACACAGTATAATTTAAAACTGAGGAGATATGATGCCGTACAGCAAAACCGGGAAAAAAACACGTTACCCATCCACGAGGAAGAGTAAAAGAGGCATGAACTAACATGGCTAAAAAAGGTGGAATTAAAAAAAGACGTAATATTTTTACTAGCGATATACTGCTTAAAGAATGGGCTATGGATTTATCTGATGCTTGTGGAAGTAGGTTAGTAAATAAAAAACTTAACATAAGCAAAGTAGATGCTTTAATAGAATCGTTTGTTGATGACTATAATGAAAATATGCAAACTATGATGGAGATTAAAAAATCTATGGAGGAAGAGTAATGGCTAAAAAACCTGCTAGAAAACCTATTAATGCAAGTACAAAGAAAACTTTACAGAGTAAAGCAGCTAAGTCTAAATATACTTACGGACAGCTAGCACAAGTTTACAGACGTGGACAAGGTGCTTACTTGTCTTCAGGTTCTAAATCTGCATCTATGCAAGCATGGGCTATGGGTAGAGTTAATAGTTTTATTAAGGGTGGACATTCACAAGATAACGATATTAAGAAGAAGCGTAAAAGTGCAAGCAAAAAAAAGTAAACGTAAAGTACCTTATGAAAAAGGTGTACCTGCTAAGTATTTAAAGAATAAGAAGAACCCTAAATCTAAAGTAGCATCTGAGATAAAAAGAACTGCTAAACTTTATAAAGAAGGTAAGTACATAAATTTAAAAGCTGTACAAAAATCTAGAGCAGTAAGGAAAAAGAAGTAATGGCTATAGTATATAGAGGCGAAAGATTCGCAGGTTATAACAAACCGAAAAGAACACCTAAAGCAAGTAAGTCACACGCTGTATTAGCAAAAGAAGGTGACAAAGTTAAACTAATTAGATTTGGTCAGCAAGGTGTATCTGGTGCAGGGAAGAATCCTAAAACAGCTAAAGAGAAAGCTAGAAGAAAATCTTTCAAAGCTAGACACGCTAAGAATATTAAAAAAGGAAAAATGTCTGCAGCCTATTGGGCTGACAAAGTTAAATGGTAAATATAGTTTGCATCTCAGAAGGTTGCAACGAAACATTACCAGAGAACGCAACTAAGTATTGTTCTACTAGATGTTATAAAAGAGAATCACAGAGAATCTATAGAGCTAAGAAAAAAGGTGAAGAATACGTATCACCTGTAAAAGAACTTAATCAACCTAAATCTGCAACTATAAGAAGAGGTAGTCTATATAGAAAATTTGTAGACGAAAGTTATGCACTAGATGTTGTTGATGGAAACATTACTTCTAAAGAAGCATCAGAAGCATTAGGTTGTTCTACTGCACAAATATCTAGAATGTTAGCTGCATATAGAGAAGACTTACAAACACAAGTAGTATCAGAAAACTGGGAAGTATCAGATGATGCTAGACAAGCACTTAAAGACTTTAAAGATTTTAGAGATAGGTATTTCTTAACAGAACTAGGTGTACCTTTTGAAACAGCAGACTTTCATCACGAATGGATTACATCAATTAATAAAGCATTACTTAATGGTGGACAACAAATGATACTTAGCCCACCACGACATGGTAAAACAGAACTTCTAATACATTTTGTTATCTGGCTTATCTGTAGAAATCCAAACATAAGAATATTATGGGTTGGTGGTAACGAAGATATTTCTAGAAACGCTATCTCTTCTGTTATGGATACATTAGATTCTAATGAAAAACTTGTAGAGGATTTCTGTGGACCAGGCGGTACATTTAAACCTTCATCAAGAACTGGTAAATCTTGGTCACAAAATGGATTTACTGTTGCAACTAGAACAGTTTCAGGTATTAAGTCACCAACAATGGTTGGTATTGGTAGAGGTGGTAAGATTCTATCACGTGACTGTGACATAATTATTGCTGATGACATTGAAGATTTCTCATCAACTATGCAACCTGCATCTAGAAGAAATACCAAAAACTGGTGGACTACAACACTTGGTTCTAGAAAAGAGGAACATACAGCAATGGTTGTTATTGGTTCAAGACAACATCCAGATGATTTATATTCTGCATTATTAGAGAATGAAGCATGGGAGACAATAGTAGAAGAAGCACATGACTCAATGTGTACAATTCCAGAGTTTGAAGAGAAAGAACACAACGACTGTATGTTGTGGGCAGACAAACGTACTTTCAAATGGTTAATGGATAGAAAGCGTGATGCACAAACAACAGGTGGTTTACAGAGATTTGAAATGGTTTATCTTAATAAAGCACAAGCACAAGGTTTATCTTTGTTTAATCCTGAAGTAATAAAACTATGTTATGACCCAAACTGGGATATAGGAGAAATACCAAATGGTGCATACTTAGTTGCAGGACTAGACCCTGCTGCTACAGGTTATCAAGCAGGATTTTTATGGGCTGTAGAAACTACAAACTCTGATATTAAATTAACTATGGTAGATATGGAGAATCATCAAGGTGGTGGGCTAGAAGAAGCAAGAAACCTTATAAAGAAATGGTTTGAAATGTACGGATGCTACCACTGGGTTATTGAAGAGAATGGTTTCCAAAAAGCTATAAGACAAGATGAAAAGACTAGAGAGTATGCAAATCTACATGGAATTAAGTTAGAAGGACATGAAACCCATAAAAACAAATGGGATGAACGTTTTGGTGTTACAGCATTAGCACCTATGTTTCAAGACAAAAAGATTAAACTACCTTTTCAAGGTATAGATGCACAAACTAAAAGTATTACCTATACAAAACAGTTAAGTTATTTTGCATCAAAAGGCAATAAAAACTCTTACAAAAGTGATATAGTTATGGCAAGCTGGTTTCCAATGAAAGTAATCAGGAACTTGCAAAAGTTAACCTACGCTGAAATAGGTTTAGACTACACTCCTAGTTATGAAGGATATAGTATGCTAGACTTAAACGAGATACCATGGAGTTAAATTGACACCAGACCAGATAATAGATAGAGCTACGTTCTTAAAGAAGTCACACGATAATGCTTTAATAGATAGAGCAAGATTTCGTGCAATTCTTAATGGTGGTGAAGATGGTATACGACAGTTACTAGGACCAGGAATGGACAGACTAGATTCTGATACATTACCAGCACCTAACCTAATGTTATCTGCTTTAGACAGACTTGCACAAAAAATAGGTAAAGTTCCTTCATTAGACGTATCTATAACTAATGGTAGAGATTCTCAAAGAAACAAAGCTAAAAAAGATAAGCTAGAGAGAATTATTTCTGCATACGATAAAATGCAAAATCTTAAAATGCAATTACCACAAGTAGCTAGATGGCTACCTGGTTATGGATTTGCAGTATGGGTTGTTACTACAAAAATAGACCCTGATGGTAATATCTATCCATACGCAGAACTTAGAAATCCTTATGATTGTTTTCCTGGATATATGGGTAATAATCAATCTCCAGATGAATTAGCAATAGTACAGAAAGTACCTATTAAACAATTATTGCAAATGTACCCAGAACTTAAATCATGGTTTGAATCACAAGGTGATGAAGTTAGAGACTCGTACCTTAACGTGTCTTCTGATACTTCTTGGGAGAACAATGCTGAAGCAGGAGACGTAATACTTGAATACATGAATCTAGAGGGAACTTACGTTTTACACATGGCTTCTAGAAAAATTATAGATTTCGTACCTAATCCACTTAAATCAGGTCCAGCTTTCGTTGTAGCTAAAAGATATTCTTTTGACAAGTTACAAGGACAGTTTGACCAAGTAGTAGGTTTGATGTCATCTATGGCAAAGATAAACATTTTGTCTGTTATAGCTATGGAAGATGCAGTCTTTACAGAAACAAACGTGGTTGGAGAAATAGAATCAGGACAATACAGAAAAGGTAGAAACTCTATTAACTATTTGTCACCAGGTTCACAAGTTATAAAACCTGTTACTAACCTGCCATATCAGTTATTTGAAGCTGTAGGTAGATTAGAAAGACAATTACGTGTTGTTGCTGGATATCCAGTTCAAGACGACTCTATATCACCCAACTCATTTGTAACTGGTAGAGGTCTGGAAGAACTGGAATCTGGCGTTGGAGCTATGGTTACTGAGTATCACACAATAATAGAAAATGCTTTACAAGAAATAGATAGTAAAAGATTAGAACTAGATGAAGTACTTTTTAATAAAAAAAGAAAACCTATTAGTGGTACATACAAAGGTGCATCATTTGCAGAAGAGTACACACCAAGTGTAGATATAAACAAGAATTACACAACCAATCGTAAGTTTGGAGCTATGGCTTCTTTTGATGCTCCTAATAAAATAATTACAGGGTTGCAACTTTTACAAGCTGGAATAATTGATAAAGAAACTTTCCAACAAGAAATGGATGGTTTAGAAAACCTTAGTCAAATTAACGAACGCATTGTAAAAGAAAAGACAGAAGATATTTTATATCAGACTTTGTTACAGCAATCTCAATCAGGAGATAAAGCTGCAATGATGGCTGTTGTAGAGATATACAATAATCCAAAAAATATTGGAAGTATTCTAGAGAAGTACTTTACTGCACAAGGTGAAGAACCTTCTCCAGAAGAACAAGCTGTCTTACAACAACAGGGTGTACCACAACAGTCAGGTCCACCAAACTTAGCGGCTTTGTTAGGAGGAGCGGTTGGCTAAAAATGAAATTAACATAGAATTTGCAAAGATAGTAGCAGCAAACTATACCATAGAAGAACAACCTATGTGGGACGTTACATCAGAAGCATTGGAAAGACAAGATAACGGAATCATAGATATTATGACAGTTGCTTTTATTCCTAATTTAGGAAGAATAGATATATTAATAGTTCCAGAAGATTTTAAATATAGAGATGGATTTGGAGTTGATGATGGCTCGTTTTAATCCTAAAACTAATAAAGGACAATTTGAATCAGAATCATATGGTCAAGGTGTAGAGTTAGGTAACTTGCAAGATAGTGCTGAGTTATTTAAAGAAGAAGTTAGAGAAACACAAGGTGTGCCTAGAGTTAATGCACCTGCAACACAAAACTTTTTAAATGCACAGCAAGGTATTTATACGCAAACAAATAATCCTGGAGAAGATGTAGCTACTAGCCAATACAAAACTGCTAGTGGTTTACCACAAGTAGATGCAAATATGGCATTAAGAAAATTATATGCAGTACTACAGAGTAAAGACATACTAGCTTTAATGGATGATGAGTCTGCAGCACCAGAGATAGAATAACCATGGCATGGACATGGAACTTCTCTGCACCTTGGGAAGATGACCAAGGGGAAGATTTTAAAAAAGAAACTTTAGCACAATCAGAGCAACTGAATAACTTTTTTATTAACAATCCCTCTGTTCCACAAAACATGGCAGAGATATCTAGAAGATTTGGTTTCTTACCTAAAGACGTACAAGTAGCAGGTGCATTAAGTGGACTTACAGCAGACTCTCCAGAGTTTACAGCTATCGTTGATAGGTTCTTAGAAAAAGAAACAAGTTGGTGGGAATCAACAAAAGCAGCAACAAGAGGTGTAGTTAGGTCTGCAGTTGTTGGTATGGAGTCTGCTTCACAGTTTGTTAAGAAGTATGGAACTGCCAATATGAAATATTACAGCAAAAGACAAATGAATCCATTGTTAGCTTTTTCAGGTATAGGAACATTGATGCCTTTACTTGACCCAGAAGGTAGAGATGAGATAGCAAAATCTTTTAAAGAACAAGGTCCTACTCTTGCAACTAGAGCTATAAACCAATTACGTGAAGGTAAGAAAGTTAACTTAGGAGAAGGTTACTTTGGTAACTCTACAGTTGCAGAAGATACAGAGATATATAAAGAACTTGTTGGTAGAGGTGCTAACCCTGACCAAGTAAAAGAAATTATTCAAGAGTATTACGGCACACCTATTTCACAACAAGAGATGTCATCTAGAGAAGGTAGCTCAGGAACATACAGAGGAAGAAAAGGTGTAGTTAAATTATCTCCAGGTAGAGTTGCAGCAGTAGAAGTATTTGAACCAGGAACAAGAAGTTTCAATCTTATGTCAGGTATTATTGATGCAGCGTACACAGTTTTTACTGACCCAGCTAACTATGTAGGTATGGGATTTGCTAAAGCTGGTAAAGCAGCTAGAAGTTTTAATCAGACTGCAGCTAAAGCAGAGGCAGGACTTTTAGATAAAGTTGTTAGAAAAACAGTTAAAGTACCTACAGCTAAACAATATTTCTTAGAAACTAAAACAGGAGATGACATAGCTCAACTTTTTGCTGATGCTAAAACCTATGATGAAGTAGAAATACTTTTAGGTAGACAAGGTAAGTTAGCTACAGAAAAATCTGCAGGTGGTGCAAGACTATACAAAAGACTAAGAGATACAAACGATAAAGATGCTATAAAGAATATTCTTATAAATGCTGTAGAAGACCCATTAACAAACGTTTCACAGAGACTAGACCCTAACTCATTGTTGTTCCGAGGAAGTCTATCTAAAACTGCAGCTAAATTTATATACGGAGATAAACAAGCAGCAGTTGGTTTAAGAACAAACATGAAACTTAATGGTAGTAATAATTTATTTTCTAGACTGTTCTCAGAGTTTCCAGCACCAAGGATTAATACTGATGATTTAAATGAAACATTTTTTGAACTAAAAGGATTTATGAAATTCGCAAAGGTTGATGATGATGTTGCAACTAAAGCATTAGATAGAGTAGTAGATGCTATGGAAGATGAAACTCTTAAACAACTAGAAGGTATGCCAGCATCATTACAAAAACTTAATATGATGTTAGATATTTATTCAGGAGAAGGTGGTGTATTAAGGCACATACAAGAAAAGTTTGGTGCATTAGGTTTACCTAGAGAAGTTGTAAATCAAATAGGTAAGTTTGTTGCAAGCGTAGATGAAGCTAATAAATACTTTTATGGAACATATGGCGAAGAAGCATGGAACTTACAAAAGATTGACATTATGGATAAAGGATTTAACTCTTTAGATAATGTTGAGTTCAGTATGGCAGAAACTATAGATTTGTTAGACAGTATTCTTAGCAATACAAATTTTAAAAAAACTAAAAGAATTAGAAAGTTTGAAGATTTAAAACAAGATTTCTTAGCAAATGCTGAATCAGCAGCAAGAGTACCTGTTGACTTAGCAGATGGAAAAATATTACCTAACAAAATTATAACTGGTGGTGGTCCAGGTTCAGAACAAGAAGCATTAAAGATTGCAAAAGAATTAGATATAGAAACTGGTGGTACTGGTACTCCTGGCTTTAATCACGTTGCTGCAGAAGAAGCAGGTAGATTTGATAAAGATGCAGGTAGATTAAATGAGTTTGGTTTAGAAGATGACACTGCAAGACAAATAGACTTTATAGATAAAAATATAAAAGCTAAAGAACAAGCAGCAGTTATGAAAAATAGAAGTAATCTTACTGTTAAAAAAATACTGACTCAGATACAAGACGAAAGAAAATTACAAGAGTTTAGATTAAATGGTATAGATAAAGGTATTAAAAACTCAGTACTTAGTCCTGTAGCTACAGAAGAACAGATACTTGCCAGAATTCAAAAGGGTTTATCTGCACAAGAACAGTTGCAAAAAACCAGAGTTTTGCTTGAAGGTAAAAAAACTAGAGGTGTTACACAAGCTGGTAAAAGAATTACAGAAACTTCTGTAGAACTATCTACTACGCAAAAAGATATTGTTATCAACGAGTTTAACTACGAAGCACAAACAAGGATTTTAAACTACGCTAGAAATCTAAGAACTGACCCTGAAAAAGGTATTATGTATGAAGATTTCGATATGATAGGATATCAAAAAGAATTAAAGGCATTACAAAAAGAACGTGCTGTTTTAAATAAAAAACTGCAACAGTTGAAATCTAATGAGAATCAGAGACTACGTGAAATTAATGATGACTCTGTTGTCAAAGAATTACAAAAGTTGCATAAGGAAAAATTAAAACTTCAAAACAATGACTACTCAACAAAACCTTTGCCAGGTAAATACTATGTCAACAGGGCTAAGAAAAATGTTGATGATGCTGATATAACATTAGTAGTTTACAATAGCAAGTCAGCACCATTAGGTAAAGGCTCTATTGGTACTATTAACTATGCAGCTAGTGGAGCGTGGTCTTCTGGTAAAGCAAGTTTAAAAAGAGGTTCTAATGTCAAAGGCAATAAACCTTTAGTAGTTATTGACGCAGCAGAAGAATTAACTGTTGCAGAAATACAAAAAATACAAACACTGTTAAAAAAATATCCAACTGTAAACGTTGCAGGACCTAGAACATTTACAGATTCTGAAGCTATGAATCCTTTACTTAAAACTTTGTTTGTGCAAAAAGAAAATGCTTTTGATACTAAAGCAGGTTTTAAAGTTTACAAAGATGCAAAAGTACACCCTAATCAAATACTTAATTACTTTGAAAATCTTGTAGATGATGGAGAGTTCCTAGAAGAAGTAACAGGACAGCTTATGAAGAAAGCTAACTTTAATGAAGTAGAAGCTGTTGTTGGTAGACCTACAGCACATTTGATATCAGAGTATTTATCTTCAGGTTCATTACCACTTCCAGATGCAAGATTATTTTTAAGAGTCTTTGCACCAGCTAGAGAGTTTTGGGCAAGGATAGTACCAGGTGTTGTTAAGCCACAAGCTGCAAAAGCAGCAGCTAAGATTGAAGATAAAACAGAATTTGTTGTATCTGACTTTGAAAAGTTTTTATCTAAACCAGTTAAAGAGTTATACGACTTACAAATGGCAGATGAAAAAACTATATTCCAACACGCAAAACTTATGGTTAAATCATCTAGAAAAAGATTTCAATTAAGTAAAGATGAAGAAAGCGTAAGAGAGTTAACACAAGGTTGGTTAGCTTTACTTGGTGATAGTTACATGAATAAAGCATGGAAACCATTTATTCTTCTTAGAGGTGCATGGACTGCAAGAGTTGTTGGTGAAGAACAAATACGTATGTGGGCAGCAGATTTAGATAATGTGTTTACTCATCCTTTATCAGCGTTCGCTTGGATTATGGGTAAAAATAGAAAACAAGTAATAAATCAAATCGGTGATTATGAAAATTTAAATATTGACACACTTATTGCTAAAGGTCAGTTTGGTATTAGAGATAATGGAGTACTAGGAGAAGCATTAGAACACCAGGCTTCTATGTCTAAGTCTCATGGTGGTATCTTAGACACAGATAAAATAAAAAGAACATGGGCTATGAAACAAGTTAAGTATGGAGAAGAAGGTTTTACTGGTTCTGCTGCATCTGAAATATACCAGTTAGTTGATGACCCTATAGCACAAGCGTTAGCAGCAGTTAAAGGTGGTGTTGATGACCCAGCATTTAGAGCAGGATTACAAGATGTAAAAGATAGATTCTGGGAAGGTGACTTATCAGATTGGAGAACGGCATTAGCTTATGGTTCTGATGAAGCTGGTAAATACCAAAAAATTAAAATATTAAAAGACAGACAATGGGCAGATGATTATATTGACTCTGTTTTTGCACGAGTTCACTACAAAACTGGTGGTGCATACAAAGTATACGAGATATTACCTGACGGTACTAGAAGACTATTTGATGATGTTATTGGTCAAACAAGGACAAGAAAATCTGCACAATCTAGGATTGAGTTTGAACTTATAGAAACTGGTGACAGTGAACTGTTATCACATATTGCAAAAGGTGCAGAGTTAGATAGAGTTGCACAACAAGGTGGACCACCTGTGTATCTTACAATAGGAGATGAGCAGATTACTTTCGGTAGAAATGGAACTATTGCAGACAAAAAGAAATATCAAGCATACTTAGGTAGATTGGATAACAAAAAGAATATCTACAAACCCTACCACACTATGAAGAAGTCTGTTTATGACATGGATGGAGAAAGAATTAATTCTTATGATGCTGCTATTGAAAGATTATTTTCTATAGTTATGTCAGCACCTACAAATAGATTGTCACGTTCCCCTGCTTTCAGACAGTTTTACTGGAGATTCATAGAAGAAAACATAGCTTACTTTGATGATGGATTAAGAAATCAAATAAAACAACAAGCTAAGGCTTCTAAGTTAGATAACTCTTTTATCAAGAAGCTAGAAAAGACAGGCAAGGTTACTGCTGATGAAGGTAAGTTATTGAACTTAGATAGTTTAGATGAACTAGATAATGTAGCTAAAGCATATGCAATGACAGAAACTAAAGGTCTATTGTATGACTTAAACAAAAGACACGTTGTATCAGATATGTTAAGACTTGCATTCCCATTCGCAGAAGTTTACATAGAAATATTGGGTACTTGGTCAAGATTATTAAACAAAAAGAAATTTCTAATGACACGTAAGATATCTCGTGGAATAGAAGGTGGTAGGAAATTAAGTTTAGATGATGATGACGAAGGATTCTTTCATACAGACGAAATGACTGGAGAGGAAATGTTTTTCTTTCCTGGTTCAGAGATGCTATCAAACTATATGTTTGACGGTAATAAAGATTCTAGAACTGTTACTAACCCAGTTACAGGAGAAACTATACAAGCACCAGATGCGAAAGTAAATCTTAAAGGTTATGTATCTTCATTGAACATGATTGCTGGTAACCCTGCACCAGGTCTAGGACCATTGGTAGGAATACCTGCATCTAAGATATTACCTAAGAATGATTTAATAGATAAAGTATTCTTCCCATACGGAAGAGAAGAAGATAGTCCATTAAATCCTTACACATTTGCAGATGCGTTAGTACCTTCATGGTTAAAGAAAGCATTATCTATTGGTTCTAATAATGCAGAACTTAATAGAACATATGCAAATACTTACAAAGATGTAATTAAAATGTTTGTTACTACTGGATTATATGATGACAGCACACCTGCTAAAGCTAAACAAGCTATGGAAAAAGCTCAAGACACAGCTACTACTCTTACTTTACTTAGGTCATTGATACAGTTTGCAGCTCCAACAGGTGCTGTAATTCGTTACGAAGTAGAAGTTGCACCAGGTGGAGCTATACATATTGACCCTGCTAAAACAAAAGATGAAGACCCTAAACATCACTTCTATGGAATATCTGTACTTGCAGATGCTTATTATAGAATATTATCTAAGTACAGAGGAGACCAGATAAAAGCTACTACAGAATTTGTTAATCAGTTTGGATTAGACCCAACTGCATTATTAGTTTCTAAGTCTAAAGAGATAAAGAAGAGAAGCTATACAGAGGAAGGAACTAGATTCTATGAGGATAACAAAGAGTTTATGGACACATATCCAGATGTTGGATACTTCTTATTCCCAGATAACCCATTAGATGAGTTTAACTTTGTAGCTTGGGCAGATTCTTTTGCTGAAAGAGATAGAGTAGATTTGTCACAAGAAGAATATATAACTGCAGTAAGACAATCGCAAGGTAGATTAGCTTATGAATACCAAAGAAGATTGTTATTTGATTCAGGTATTCACAATAATTTAAGTGGAGAAAGAAAATATCAGATACTTACTGAACTAAGAAATGCTTTAAGACTTGAATATCCAGGATATGGAACGGTATCAACTGCTGCAAAGAGCATAGATTCAGATGCTAAGTTACGTGAATTAGAATATATGTTAGCAAATGAAGGTAATGCAACTATCCAATTACCTAACGGTGATACTACTTTGTTAAAAGATTTACCAACCATGCAGGGTTTATCTGTATACTTAGAGGAACGAAATAAGATTCTATCTATAATTAAACAAAAAGACGGAATACGTGCAACTTTAAGAAGAGATGAGTATTCTTATTTTAGGAATAGTCTGAGACAATTAGCTCAACAGTTATTTTCTCAGTATCCAGATTTTTATTATGTCTATGATGACGTACTAAGATATGAAGTAGAAGAAGAATTTAGTGATGTATTTACATCAGGCGAGGGATATTAATGGCAGAAAAAAAAGGTTTCTTTGAAAGACTAGGTATAGCTTGGGCAAGTAGAAGTTCAGAATCAGATGTACAAATGTTAATAGCTGCACCAGAAGCACAGCTTGGTTACAACCTCGGTCTTAAATTACATGAATTTTTATCTAACTTACCTGATGAATTAAGAATGGAAGCCCTAAATGCTTACCCTACTACACCAGAAGCACAGATAGGATTTGCATTAGGAGAAGGTTTAGCTAATAGTATTAGTGATTTTAAACGTGGTGTTAGTTCTGTAGATACTAGAACTCTTGATGAGATAGACACAGAGAGAGAAGAAGAAACACCTGTATCAGCAGCAGAAGAATCTATTATTGCTTATACAAATAACATAGTTCAACAAGTTGGAGAAACAACTAGGCGTAGAGTACAAGAGGAAATTAAACCTAAAACTATTGAAGACTTAAGAGCTGAAGCCTTTGGAGAATATCAATCTACAGGTAATACTGATAAGTTATTAGAAAACCTTTCGTCAATAGATTCAGCAGAAGATTTAAGTAGAGAAATTAACAATGCAGAATATGCTTATGAACAAGCATTCTTTTTCGGTAATGAAGTTGGTTACTACGGTATAGACTCAGCAAATGCAGTAGAAGACTTACGAGCTTCTTCAGGTAATGAGAACTTAGTTCCTTTATATAACATAGGACTAGAAGAAACATTTTTAGAAAACATACCTTCTGACAGAGTAATAGATTATCAATTAGCTTTAATACAGTCAGGGTTTTTACAACCAGGTTCTTTTGTTTCTGGTGAGTATGACCAGGCAACTAAAGACGCAGTAAGAGCATCTTTTAGTTATATGAATCCTAAAGCACAATTTGGAATAGACTCTAATGATTTACAAGAAATAGCATTAGCTTCAGGTGGTAACAATGCAGCTTTCCTAGGATTTATAAGAGACTTTTATTTAGATGGATTAGATGATATAGACTTTACAGATGTAGATAATATAAACACAGGTCCAAGTATTATTGCAATGCCTAGTCCTGAAAACTTAAAACAACAGATAGATACTGCTGTAACAGGAATAGCAGGTGTAACACCTAACGATACTTTGTACTATGGAGTACAGGAATGGGCTTCAGGAAAGATAAGAGAACTTACACAGAGTTATGAACAAGGTCAACGTGAATTTAGAAATCAAAAACGTATGGCACAAGAAGATGCTTTGAGAAGAAAGAAGTTTGGTTTACCTGAAAAGACATATGAGATAGACGCTCCAATGACAGAAGAAGGTATTAGTTCTGCATTTAACTATGAGTTAACTAACTATATAAAGTCACAGTACAAAGATTTAATAGATGCAGGTCAAGAAGAAAATGCTTATCGTAATGGTATAGCTTCAGTAATAGCAGCATTTAGTAAGAGATAAATATGGAACTTACAAAAGATTTAATAGAACACATAAAAGATTTAGAAGGTTTAGAGTTAAAAGCATATCGTGATGTCAATAATGTACTAACTATAGGATACGGTCATACTAATGCAGCAGGCTCGTTTAAATTTAAAGATGGAGATACTATAACTGCAGAAAAAGCATTAGAGATATTGCAAGAAGATTTAAACGAAGCAGAAGGTTTCGTGGAACAAATGTTAGAGAATAGAAAGCTAGATATTACTAATCAACAGAAAAAAGATTATATGACTTTAGTTTATTTCAATAGACCCTGGGCGTTAAGAGATACAATGGAGGTAATTGCAGGAGATAACTTTGACGCTATACGTCCTAGTCAACTGCAAAGCTACAAAGATTACAGAGAAAAAGATGCTCCTACTTGGTTTCAAGATAGAATAAATAAAGAGATTGCATTTCTTAATGAGTTTGATGACCCAACAGAAACAGGTGGTAATGCTACTGATACTAAAAAACCTATGGCAATATATCTAGAAGGTAAGCCAGTGTTAGTTGACCCTAACATAGCTGACATGATTGTACAAAATACTGACTACACATATGAGCCAACAGGTGTTTCTAATTTACGTAGAGAACAATCAAAATATCAAGCTAGAATAAAGATTAAAAGACTTGGCGATTTATTTAATAGGGAGGTGAATCCAGGTGAGTAATGACGAACAAAATCCTGACTTACCAGTATCAACTGGAGGAGTTGCATTTGATACTCAAACTCAACAAGGTTTAGATAATGCTAATAAAGAAATTTATACTCCTACATACAATAACTACACTGGACATTCACAAAAGCCTACTCCTGAACAAGTTTATTATGATGGTAATTTTTACTATTGGTTATGGGATATATCTGCAAACTTAGATGAAGCAGACGGTACAAGTTGGTTAGCTTACAAAGCAGGTACTAGATATAACCCTAATGGTTTTAATGACACACCTAGTGGAGAGAATAGAACTGGTCCACAAGTAGTTACTACTGCACCAGGAAACCTAGTTGGAGATGATATTTTAGACATTAAACAAATATCTTCCTCTTATAACTTACTTGATGGATGGAATCCAGGAGAACAGTTTGAAGAAAGAATAGCTATGTACGAAGATGTAGCACCATTCTTTTTTGAACCTGTTGTAGATGAACAAGGTAATGTTGAGTATCCAGGAATGTCACTACTCTTTGATTCTGTTGTTAGTGGTGTACCTATTGACAGTACAGACCCTAGATTAATTGCACTCAAAGCTCCTTACACAACAGAAAAGATAGATTATTTAAATGCTTTAGGTAAATCAGGTTATACAATATCAGGCAAACCAAATCAAAAGTTATTAGCTTTGAGGGTTACACGAGCGGGACAACTGGATAGTGCATTGGCTAGTCTAGGTTTGAACCCTAATAAATATAAAGTGGACAATTCAGATACTTATGAGGGGTTATTAAATATAGCTGTACAGGGCGACATATCTGCTGGGTTACTTAAAAACTTTATTGGTTATGTTGAAAACTTAGATGGCTATGCAATTAGTTCAGATGATACACTAGCTCCTTTATTTAATAATGTTGCAGATAAACTTGGTGCTGATAGTTCAGGATTAGATTTATCAGATTATATATTTAACAATAAAGCACAGGCAAAGGGAACAGAGATTCTCGGTGCAGGTGTCTACAATGGATTAGCTGAAAGTGAAAAGAGAACTATAGCTACTTTATATGCAACTGAGGGAGAGGAATCAGTTAAAGAATATTTACAAACTATATTCGACAACAACCCTTACTTTGAAAAGTATGCAGGTAAAGGTCTTAACTATGGAAAGATAGTTGGTCCATACCTTAAACTATACGCATCTATATACGGAGATAATCCTGATGAAACTAGCACAGAGTTCTTAGAAGAACTTAATAATGGTTTTCAAGATGCTGGTAAAAACTTTAGACAGAAAGCATACAATAGTAACAATAAGTTCTTTGCTTACAACCTAGCAAGTGAGATGAATAAGTCCCTAGGTGGACCAGTAGTTAGGAGCATATAATGGTAAGAGTATATAGAAAAGATGATTTAACAGGTATAGAGTTAGAAGGTACAGGTCTCAAATTAGATGACATGTTAGCTGATGGATATACAACAGACAAGTCAGAAGCTGTTGCTTTATCTACTACAGCAGGTGGCTCAAACTTTACAGGCGGTGGGGAAGTAACAGACTCTACTCCTATCAAAGAAGAAGACCTATCTCCTTATAGCAGAGAACAAGCCAAAGTATTATTGCCATACATCACAAAGTTAGACCCAGTACGTGGAGAGAAACTAATAGACTCTTATACACAAGGTTTTATTGAGACAGGTAAAGCAGAGTTTGCCTTGGCAAATATGCGTTCAACAGTTGAATACAGCGAAATGTTTGAGGGTATAAAAAGAAATGATGGAAGTCTTAGAATGACAGAAGCACAGTACTTACAGAATAAAGAAGCTGTTGCTATTCATTTACAAGAATATAACTTAGGTGGATATGCAAAAGAAAACTTAGATGTAATATTTCCTAAATTATTAGCTAACAATGTAAGTCCTGATGAATTAAGAAATAGAGTTAAAGCAGTATCAGATACTATAACTTCATTACCTGAAGAACAGAAAGCACAAGTTCTTGGACAATACTCACAGTATTACTCTGATGAGTTAGGTGAAACTGTAGACATGAGTGAATCAGCTTTAGTAGCTATAGCTATAGACCCTGAAGTGAATGCTCAAATACTTTCTAAAAGATTAAATGTATCACAGATTAGTGCAACATTTGAAAGAGTTACTGGTGAAGAAATAGATTACAATGCAGTACAAAGACTTGTTAGTGGAGGTATTACTTCACAAAGAGCAGCTAGTGAGTTTGAAACAGCTACTGCTAGAGCTATGACTGCTTCAAGATTAGCTAGAAGATTCGGTAGAGCTAAGACAGAATACTCAGCATTAGAGTTTGCAGAGATGGGTGCAGCACCTGATACACAGTTTGCAGAACAAGTTTCAACATTATCAGCACAAGCAGAGTCTGAAAGTGCTATACAATTAGGTGCAAAGAAAACTCAACAAGGTGCAGTTACTGGCTTGACAGAAGCGTAAATCTGCTATACTAATTGTAGTGCCTGGCAGGAATCGGCACTTAAAAAATAGGGCTGCATTTCGATAGCACTACCAAGGTGTGTTGTCTGTATTTTTAAATCCTTGTGAAATCCCTTTAATTACCTAGCGATTATGTTATGGGATTATTTATATGCTAGAGAAAAGATGGAGATAAAATGGAAGATATAAACAACTTAGACCAAGCTACAGAACAAGCTGAAGATTCTAATGATAATATAAAGCAACTTAGGGATGAGTTTAAAAAACTCAAAGCTGAGAATAAAGCATTCAAGGCTCAGGCTATGGGTAGCGCTTTAGAGTCATTAGGACTAGAACCTGAAAAAGGTATTGGTAAAGCTGTAACTAAATTGTATGACGGCGAGATGGATTTAACATCTATCAAAGAATTTGTACAAAATGAGTTTGGTGATGCTATTAATGCTGAACCAACATCAGCAACACAACAAGCTAGTAATGTAGTTGAAGCTCAATCACGTGTAGAGCAGCTTAATAAACTTGGTGTAAATGCTGAACCTACAGATGTAGGTCAAGAATTTATAAAATTTGTTAGAGATTCCAACACAAAACCAGGAGATTCTATCAATGCAAAATTGCGTATGATGGAGACTCTTAAAGAACAAGACAAATAATAATTTATAGGAGAAGATAAAAATGGCAGACATATCGTTAACAAACAGTACGATTTATGCACAAAATATTAATAACTTCACTGGTGAATTGTTCAAAGTCGGTGGTCAAAGAACACCTTTATTATCCGCAGTTGGTGGATTAAACGGTGGTAAGACATTAAACTCTACATTCTGGCAAGTCCAAGTAGAAGATAATGCAACCGTTTCTTCAGAACCTACTAAAGGACAAGAAGGTGCAGCACCTACAGAATACCTTGGAAGAGACAGAGCTGCATACACATATGTAACTCAGATTTTTCATAAAGGTGTACAAATGACTTATACCGCTTTGGCATCTACCCAAAATCAAAACCCATTTGATTTATCAGCAAACATTGCAAACTCTTCAGACGGAGACGGAACAACAACTGCTGGTGACAAATTGGCTTTATTTGGTGGTAGTCCAGTGGCAGACGAATTTGCTTTCCAAATGGAAAAAGCAATGGAAAAAGTAGCAAGAGAAGTTGAGTGGTTTGCATTCAATGGTTCTTTCTCAGATGGTGCTAACGTAACACCTGGGTCAGGAACAAGAGAAATGTATGGTCTTGATGTATGGATTACCATAGGCAAGAACGCCGACAACTCTGCAGCAGTTAACCCATTAGGCGGTAACTGTTACTACAATGACACTTCAGGTGACGGAACTGGTTCAAGTCAAGTCATCTCTTTCGCAACTATTTCAGGTGCGCTAAAGAGAATGTATGACAACCATGCACCAATGACACAGCCTGTACTATGTGTTAGTCCAAAACAATTACTAGACCTTAACAATGAACTTGTTAAAGGTACAGTTGATATAGCAGGAGCAATCATTCCTAGAGATAGAAATGTTGCTGGTGTTGATATTGATACAGTCATTACACCATTCGGTTCAATCGGATTGATGGTTATTGACCCAGATATCATGCCAACAGGAACTGCTTTCATCTTAGACTTAGCTTACATACAACCAGTATTTACAAATATCCCAGGATATGGAACTGTGTTCGTACGTGACATTGACCAAGATGCAAACGCTAGAATTGGTAAAGCAATTTATATGGAGATGGGATTCGAGTTCGGACCTCCTTCATACCATTGTAAAATTCAAGCAGTAGCTTAAATAATAATTGAAGATTAGGGTGGAACTCCACCTCCGCCCTTATCTTCTGCTATAGTAAGGAAGATATGATTAAATCAAAAACAGCTTTAATAGATATATCTGAAGACAATAACAACTCTTTAGGAGTACAAACTGAAGGTATGTTGCTTTGTGGTATACAATTCCCTGCAGCCATGACTGGTTCAAACATAACATTTGACTTTTCAATGGACAACAGCACATGGGTAGATGTAACAGAAACAGATGGTACTGCAGTTACATACGTAGTAACAGCAGGAGACATGGTAAGAGTAGACCCTAGTGGTTGGGCTTTTGCTAGTAACGGTTATATCAGAGTTACATCTGATGGAAACGAAGCAGCAGATAGAAGTTTAACATTACACTTTAGACATAGTTAGGAGAACCAATGGCGAATATTGGTAATCTCGTAGATAGAACCTATAGGGAGTATCTAGAACCTATGGATGATATTGTTAGCTACACAACGCTATCAACTTCTATGGATGATTCAGTAACATCTGTTGTATTCAATGGAGACTTGTTATCCGTAGAAGAAGAAGATGCTTTAGATGCTGGTACAATAATAGAAATAGGTCAAGAGCTTATGATATGTACTGACCTCAATGCTGTAACTAATACAATTACAGTAACTAGAGCAGCTAGAGGAACTACTGCAGCTAGTCATACAGCAGGAGACTTAATTAAAATAGCTCCACCGTTTCCACGTAAAAATGTATTTGATGCTGTATGTGACCAGATTAAAAACTTATACCCAACTTTATTTGCTACAGAAACAGTAGAAGTTGTTGTTGGTGATGGATATACTTTGTTGGGAACATATGATGCTCCAGGAACTAATAACTATTTAGTAGCACCTATAAAATCTATATCACAGTACACAGACTTTTCTGCTAACTCAGATACAACAAATGTTGTATTTAGAGGAGTAGCTGTTGAATTAATAGACCTACCTAACCCTTTCACTTATACAGATGATACATCTACAGAAAGAACAATTACTTATACAACAGGTCCTGATGTAGTTCACGCATTACAATTTTCAGGTATAGCAGCAGGTCATATTGCATTTGTAACATTTAAAAAGAAATTTATTGACCCTACTGCAGAAACAGACACACTTGCAACAGTAGGACTAGAAGATGAATACGAACCTATTATTATGGCTGGTGTTGCCGCACATATGCTTAGTGGTAGAGATATTCCTACTGCAACAACTGATTATATAACTGACCAACTTTCTACATCAAATTTCCCAGTTGATTCAGCAACAAGAATAAGAAACTCTTTATTGAGTTATCAAAGAGCTTTAATACAACAAGCTAGAAAAGATTTAAGAGCTAGGTATCCAGAACCAGTTACGATTAACAATATAGTGTACTAATGCCTAGAGTAGCTACTACTATAAACACATCTAACCCTGCTAGGTATGGATATGATATTCGTATTGATGATATATTACTACGTTCTGCTGTTGGTCCAGGTAGAGAGATGCAGATACAATCATCAGATGTACAAGAACAAGGTATTAATGTAAGACAAAATGCAGAGGACTTTACTTCTAACTTAGGTCGTATCTATTCAAGAAACAACTT